AGCCCTTCCACTCATAACCCTGCCGCTCTGCGGGTGCAGCGATAGGGCTGAACTGGCCGGGGAGCACCTTGACTGTCTGATATGTCTCTTCAGAAGTCGTGAGGTCAGTGTTAAAGATTTTCAGCTTATATGTTACGGTAAGTTTGCCTTCTCCGTCAATATCGCCGGCCTTTGCATAAACACCGTTGACGATAAGGTTGGATGCAGGCATTGTTGCTGGATAATACCCCCAAGCGAAAGTATATCCTTCTCTTTCCTCAGGAGTGAACTCTTCTGCTGTGGGTGGAGTTATAGTTGTTCCGGCCAGCAGCTGGTCGAGTTTCACCTGAGTGCTTTCTACTACCCAATAGAGTTTGTAGAGCGTATCTGTACCGGGTTCCGGCTCATCACCGCCTCCGCTTTCATCTTTCTCGAAGATACATTGCACGACGCAGTCGGTCAGGAAGCGGGTCGGCTTCTCATCCTCATATCCTTTGAAGATATAGCCGGAAAGTTTTATATTAGTTGGATAAACAACAGGCTCATTGAATTTGCCGGAAAGCAAGCCGACTTTCGTTGTGCCGTACATCAGCGTGATGATGATATAGTCCTCAGCAAGCCTGTCTGAGAAATATACAGTAAACTCATCTACGTTCAGCACTGAGCCGATTTTGAATTTGTCTGGAACAGCAAGCCCGTCCAGAAGAGTGGCTCCGTCAAGCTCGGCTTCCGGTAAAATCGACTGATAGTTGGTCGGGTAGTAACTGTATTTGTAAAAGTGGCTGTCAGAAGCGATTTCGGGAGTCGTTACGGCTCCGTCTGCGTTAACCTTGAGTGTTACCCTGCTCAGTTCAGCAAGCGGCATCTGCACCGTGGCAGTGCATTCATGCTCGCGGCTGTAGAGAACCAGCTCGCTCAGGAAGCGGGTATATTGGGTGGCTCCCGGCTCATCGGAAACGAGTGCCGGCTCCCCGTCAACATAAGGTGCATATCGCACGTTCAGTCGGTCCTTCAGCGTATAGATATTGCCTCGGGTGGCGACTGTCTCTTCGCCTCCGGTAACAAGGATAAGGCCCTGATACCAGTTCCCCTCGTGATAAAGAGCAGTATCGCTCATCTTGAGGTAGTCAGTCGGAGTTTGTTCGGTTATTTCATCACCGAGCACGTATTGATCGCCAATCCACGTAACGTTGTAGAACTTGTCTCCGATTTTAAGCGGAAGCTCGTGGGTGGCTTCGTCAAAGAGCATATAATACTCAGTGGTACGTGCATTGCCGTCGGGAGTGATTACCTGCACGAACTGTACGGTAATCTGCTCATCATCGACTGTGATAACTGTAGGCTCAGTCAAACGAGTCTCCAGTTTATTGCCTGCTCTGTCCTCCAGAGAGCCCGTATGTACGAGTTTTTCGCGGAAAACGGGCATAGTAGAAATAGTAACCTGTTGCATAGATTATTTATCGGTTGTTAACGTTCAGCGATTATATATTCATCACCCTTCGGGCGGAAGTAAGGCTTATTGAAAGTGCCTCCGGTATATGCCTCTGCGGGCGGCTCCTTTATATAAACGGTATCGTAGTCTCCGGCAGGGGACTGTATCAGCACGCTGTACATATCGCGGCTAGGTATATAAACATAAACCAAGTCTCCAGACATATCGACGACGATATAGTCGGTGGAGTTCCTGGTGCTCCCGTTCGGCAGCACCCATACGTAATATCTGCGGTATTCTCCGTTCTCATAAACGACAATATCGCTGAGCTGCTTCGGCAGCGTATTTCCCGGTATCCTTTCATCACCGTCCAGAGTTATCAGCACCTGACGCTCATTGCCTGAGCCGTCTGTGGTAGAATCATCCTGTACGACCCTGTAAACATCTGCGCCGGCCATGATAGGATACCAGTTAATCGTGTTACGGTTCTGGATATTTGCCCAGTGCCATATGTAAAAATTAATTCCCTCCTGGCGGAAGTGCAGATTGAAATACATCAGTATTATTTCCATGACTTCGTCGTGGTGCTTCAGGTCGTCAAACTCCTCGCCCATAAAGAGACTGTCAAAAATACTTACATTGAAGATGGAGTCGGGTGCTGCTGAAGCATCCAGCCTGACTGAGCCGTCATAGTATAAAACCGAGCCCCGGCCGTGTTTGAGGTCGAGGTTCGGAAGAGAATCAAAAATGGAAGAAAGAATCGTTTTGAATGTTGTTGAATCTGCTGTCTGCTTCAGGGAAGCATACTCGCTTTCCCGCTCGATATTTCCGTACAGATGATACTGAAGAGTGGAGACTGCATCGTTTGCTGTAAGAGTCAGCTGGTCCCATTTCCGGTTATACGGCTGACTGTAAACATCAGGCTCGAGGAAGCCGGCAAATACGCACTCATCCTCTTTCCATACGTTAACGATGATAGAGCGGCTGTTGTTGGCGAACAGCGAGTCCCCAAGATAATGTTTGACGAGAAGGTTAATAGTGCACGACTTCATGACCAATACATCGAAGGTCTGGCCGATAGAATACTCTACCGTGCACGGGTCTCCCGTAAACTTTATATCATCGTTTGCGTCGTTCATCGAAGTCGTGGTCGATGAATCGTTATCAGTGAGGATGTAAATCGTTACATCCTCATCTGAAAATGTCTTAAAACTTCCAATATACAGCATATCAATGAATACCTATATCTTTTCCTAGTTTGCTCTTCTGTTTGCCTAAGTTACGAAGGCTTCCGTACAGGTCGGTTCCGCGTAATACGAAGTGCACATCACCGCCGATGCCGCCTATACCTGGTAACAGGCTGGAATTCAGCAAGTTAAACAGATTTGCCTGCTGTTGACCCGTAAGAATCATTTCGCCGGAATTAACCCTAACTAACTGTCTATCACCACTATACGAGTTACCGCCTACAATACCACCTGAGGCAAAGCCCGTAAGTGAGTGGACCTGAGCCACCATACTGGCCAACTGCGCCATCGCCATAGCACCGAAAGCTATCCAGGCCCAAGGCCCCATAGAACTTGCTTCTGATATTGCCTTTGATGCACCGAGTGCAAGATTGGCAAGAGACTGAGCGATTACTCCGGCCACTTCGAGCTCAGGAGTGTCAGAACTTTTTCCTATATCACCGAGTGCGGAACCGAAGTCGGAAAGTGCATCAGTGGCATCCTCCCAGTTCTTTGCTCTCTTCTTGTCTTTCTTGTCGTTCTTTGCATTCTTCTGAGCGGCTCTTCCTAACTCTTCCTGTGCAGCGGTTGTCTCATCAATCTTCTGCTTTATATCCTCGTAAGCGGCTGAGCCGGTATCGCCGAGTTCCTCGAGTTTGGCTTTCTCATCTTCCAGAATCTTCAGATACTGGTCGTTCATATCCATCTTCTTCTGGATGGCTGACAACTGAGCCTCATAGTCCTTTTCCGTTGGCGGCTTCTCGGTTGATGATATGGCCTTCTGGAAGGAACTTTGACCTCCGCCCTGCATATTCTGCTCGGCCTGTGCCACTCGCTTCGTGGCGGCTTGCTGTGCCTTTTTGAGCGGATCCTCCTTGAGTCCCAACTCTATTTCCCTGGACTCGATGTCCTTCTTCAGTTTCTCTATTTCAGCCTTTACGTGCACTAAATCCTCATCGGAAATATCAACAGAAAGTCTCAGTCCCTCTTCGAGTGCAGACTTGCGCTGCTGCATTGCTGCAAGCGAAGGCATTGCCGGGCCTGAAGAAGTCGAGTTAACTCCATTCTGAGCCTGCTTCTTCAGAAGTTCAGCCTGCATTTCCTGTATCGTAAGAGAAAGGTCGGCCACTTGCTTGCGGGCCTCATCAGTATTAGCGTTAATTTGCAGGTTGTACCGCTGTACCACGAGTCCCAGAATGGCACTCTGGAGTGCATCGATAGAGTCGGCTGCATCAGAAGTATCTGCATGTATTTCCAGTTTTTTCTGAGCAATCCTGTCCACCAGCTGCTGATATGCCTGAGTCATTTCCTTGAACTGACTGGATTCAACATCTGGTACGGCGATACGATTCAGGAGTTCGTCCTTCTTCTTGTACAGTGCTTCGAGCGAGTCCTCAGCCGGCTGCGTATCCATGTAGAGTTTATACTTCTTGTCAACGATAAGCTGATTCAGTTTGCGCAGAGCCTGTTCGTCGTAAGCAATTTTTACCGGGTCTTTTTCCGAAGCAGAGCGAATCCGTGTATATGTTTTTTCATATACTTGCTCAAGCTCATGGAGTTCCAGTTTAGCCGGGTCAACGTCCATTCTGAACTCCAGCTGCTTCGTTGTTATTTCGACTGTCAGATCTGAAATTTCCTTACGGACTTCGTCGATTGTCTTTCCGGTCTTTTTGTAAGTTTCGTTACGTATCGACTCATCGAGTTCCTGACGCTTTTTCTGAAGAGCGGGTATAGAACCTGGTAACGGCTCTTCTTTCTTGGTTGTTTTAGAAGTGGACTTTCCGCCTGAAGTGGTTTTTACTGGACCGGAGCCGGAACCTGTACCAGTGGTAATCAAAGAGCCAAGATTAAGCCGCTTCTGAGCGTTAACGACTTGGTTCATTTGCTTGGTAACGTAAGCAAGTTCGGAGTCGAGTTCCTGTTTATTTAGTTTCTGCTTCTCTTCTCTGGTCTTACGAGCTTTTTGCATCTCATAAGCATTCAGTTTGTCGATTAACTTTTGGTCGTTAATTGTTGTTGTGCCTTTCAACGACCAGTTGTTATACCGGATGCCAGCATCAGCAAGAGTCTGATTTGGTATTTCCTGACCTTTGTGCCAAACCGCTGCTTTAGAATTTTTTACATGCTCTTCGTCCTTAGTATAGTACTTCTGGTAAGCATCCATCATCTTCTGCTCCAGTGCCATGGCACGGGCGCGCAGTTGTAATGCCGCCACTACCTGATTGGTGTTCCGCACAAATACGTTCTCGGCATCGACAACGTTTTTAACATTCAAGCCCAACTGCTTGAATGCAGATGCATTATCCTCGAGGAACTTCTGCTTCTCCTTTGCCGACTTCAGTTTGTTCCACTCATCCTTGAGTTTTATATACTGCATCCTCAAATCGGCTGCTTTCTGTCCTACGGTTTCGTAATATTTTTTCGCGGCTTCCTGAGTCTTTTTCAGCTCTTCCTGCTGCTTTTCAAGAGCATCGTTCTCATCCTGCGTTGATGTAATCCACCAAGTAAGTGCTCCTATTGCTGCCGTAATCGCTGTTATGAGCCCGACAAACGGAAGCATATTAACTGCCACAGCAAGAGCCTTGGTAGCCACGGTTGCTGCCACTTCCGACGCTGTAAGAGTTCCGGTTGCTGCTGCTGCGATGAGCGATGCTGCTGATTTAGCCTTAAGAGCCACGTTATGAGCAAGCGTATAGAGTGCTGAGCCCCTCTGGACTGCATTATAAAGAGAAATAACAGCGTTCATCGTCAAAATCGCCTGTGATACCTGCTTCACGACTGCTTCCAGTTTCTTCTGCTCCTTTTCGTTCATGCCGGTCATGGCAATCCATGCAGCAGTGCCGTCCCGAACTGCCTGCAAGCCGGTTACAAAGCCGTCCAGAGAAGTCGTATCGCTCGCCAGGTTTGCAATATCACGGTTAGTATCACCTATTGCATCCTTTAAATTAGCAGCCTTGACTTTCGCTTCATCAAGTCGCTGTGCGAGCGCACGGCCAAAATCTGAGTTCTTGTCCTCGTTTGACAACTGGGCATAAGCCAGAGTAAGATTTTGCACTTCGGCAGTGGCCTCCCGGAGTGCTTTCTTGTAATTGCCAGTCGATGCAATGGCAGAAGCCATCTTCTGTTCGAACTTTTCAACTGACGAAGCGGCCTGATCGCCGGTCTTCGCCATGCTTTTTATCGCTTCAGAGCCTTGCTGTGCACCCTGTTTTACTCCAGATGCATCCAGGCTCATTTCCTGTACTAATTTCGCGGCCATAATTAAGTTAAATTATCCTTTTCGTTGGCCAAAAACTTGATAAACTGCACCAGAACAGGCTGATTTTCAGCGATATACTCGAAAAATTCGCTGTAATCGGGCTGCTCACCCATCGCCTGTGTTACCGCTGCATAAAACAGCAGTATAACATGGCTCAAATCGAGCGGGTTGAAGTCGGCTGACTTGGCAATTTGCTGGAAAATGAGCATTGTCCGGATAGTTATTTCAAGATTCAGCTCGTTATTTTTGTATATTATTTTCATTGTTACTGTCCTGGTTCATTTTAGCGGTTAACATCTTCGAAATGGCCTGCATATCCTTTGCGTATCTTGCCATATCCTCAAGTTCCGCCTTCTGTCCTTCTTCGTCCCACGGAAGCGGGAAGAGTTCCTTCAGTTTAGGAGCCTTCTTCATGTGCGGAGCGACTGTGAAAAGCGAAATGAGTCTCGCAGTCTCCCAAAGCGGCCTGTTCGTGAACTTCAAGTTGTCTGCAATCATTTCTATTTCACTCAGGCGCATCTTCCACAGGAAATATTGTACGTCCACCACGTGGAACTCGAAGCAGAAGGCTCTGAAGTAGTAAGTGAAATACGGAGTATCGCTTACTTCAGTTTTTTCACCTTGCTCTTCTTCTTTGCCTCCGTGGGAACCTCTTTTTTTGTGGCCTGTCTCAGCTCAGCCACCTTAGTTACGTAATCACTATACCACTCTATGAAAGAGTAGAACTCAGTCGGGTGCTCATCCAGCCACTTAAGGAAGTCAGGATAGGCAATAAACCCGTCCTCCGTGCACGAAATGACCGTGCAGAAGAAGTAGATAATCCAGTCAGTTGTTGTCTGACCTGTAAAAGTTTTTTCCTGAATCTGCTCATAGAGCAGCTCTGTCGCAAAGTGGAACTTCATTTCCACATCTGTGTTGTTGATGTTGATGTTCATGTTTGTTAAACTGGTTTATTTTTACCTAATATTTATTAAACAAAGAGACCCGCCGATTGGCAGGTCTCAAAGTATCTGGACGAAAAAAGAGTTACTGTATCAGGCAGTAGGAACATACTTCTTAAGGTTTGCACCAGAAGGAGCAGTCTTTGACAGTGCAGAAGTCAGGTCGATAGTAATATCAATCGAAGCGACCTCGCCTGTGTTGGCTGTGATGTTCAGCGAAGTCAGCTTGCCGTTGGCATACTGTACATAGTCGCCGATTTCCCACTTCTCAGTCGTACCGTAGTTGGTAACAGGCTTCAGACCGTCAGCAGCAGAAGTACCGGAAGTATCCTTCACGATAGCGAAAGCGTAAGTTACGTCCTTAGCTTTATTTGACATATCAACTGCGATGTCGATGTTGTCGGTAGTAACGTAACAAGTGTTGGTAAATTGTCCGCTAATTTCAGTGATCTCCTTGTCTGGATGCAGGCCGTGGTCCTTTGAGCTGATAGAGTTAGAACTTGCGGTCTGACTCAAACCGGTGTTCTGCGTGTAACCGAAATACTTCCACTCAGTAGCACCCTCTGCGCCTTCAGTGGCGTAAAATAAATTGATAAGATTACCTTTAATATAGTTAGCCATAATTAAAAATAAAATTTGTTAATTTTCGTTATTTTTTAAGAGTCTCAACCTCAAACTTCAAAATCATCTCTTGGATGTATGCATTGTCTTGGAAGTCCTCCGTGATTGAATCGACGCTGATGAGCGGAATGGATATTTCCTCGTCTTTGTAAGAGCAAAATTCAAACAACTCCCTCACGTCGCTCATTATATTTATCGACTGCTCGTAATCATCAGATACGACAACGATGGAAACCTCCACGTTATCGAAACTTCTGCCGTCGGGCAGCATAGAGTAATCAGGCTCGATTGCACCGTGCGCAAACGTAATGATTGGGAAGTTCGTAGGATTCAGGATCAGCGGAGCGATGTTCTTCTTCGGAACAACCGCTGTTATCTTGTCGCAGCCCTGGAGCCACTTCTTGATATATTTGTTGATATGTATTGCATTTAACATAGTTTAACTGATGAGTCCTTTCTCCTTCATATACGTATTTAGATAGAGCTTTATCCTTCCGGTTATATCGAAAGATTTTGCCCGTCTGTTCAGCCAAAGGTGCGGGTCGATAGTTCCGTGCTTCTTGCGCTTTGCGCCGCCCTCAAAGAAGCGGAGTCTGAAAGAACCGCTCTTGTCTCCCTTGTTGGTCGATTTGCCGCGCTGCCGAACACCCATTACATGCACCTTGCCATAAACTACATCGCCTCGCTTGCCGATACGCTTGGATATACGAAGGCCTTCAATCATCTTGTCGGCCCAACCCGATTTTGAAGTCCTGAAAGCAGCGGGCCACTCAGATTTAATATCATCGCTTACCTCGCGCTTCAGTTCCTTCTCTACGGAGCGAATTGCACGGACTTGCCACTTCTCGAACTGCCACCCGAAATATATCATTTCCAGATAATTGTCGGGTATATCGGTGCTCGACTCATAAACGACTGTCTGCTTGCCTGCCTTGGCGAAAAACTGTATCTTTGCCATATTACTTGTTAATCTTCTCGACTATTAAAGTCAAATGGTTTCGTGATGTCTCCGCCTGGCGGTTTATGTTCAGGATGCGCCATTCTGAGCCGTCGATGAGCAAGTGGTCTGTCTCTTCCACAGGTACATAGAACCGCAGTGTTACAGTGGCATTGATAGCGTAGAAAAACTCGTTGTTCTCTTCGTTCCGAGTTCCAGAGACTTGGGCAAAATTGCACTTGGTGTGATAAACTTCTTCCCACACCTCCTTGTCCTTGTAATCGCCCTCTTCAATCGTGGCGCGAAGGACTGTGCATTTCCTGTTAAAGAGTCCTGCTTTCATTTGCAATCACAGTGCTTAGTATAGTAACAGATATACGGCTGTAGCAGATAGTCCAATGTATGAGGAACCGGCATGGCATTGCCGAACGTGATTGTCTCGCGCTGTACATACCAGGTTCCTATCAACAGAAGAGCAGCCTGCAGAAGCGGTGCTTCGAGTTCGCCGTCCTCGATAAACGGGTCCAGCGGCTGGTCGATTTTCTTTTCAATAATTTTTACGGCAGCGTCAGCCAACTGGAGCAGATACAAGTCCTGTTCCTTAAAATCCTTGTCGATGTTCAGGTGTTCCTTGATTAAATCCAAATCGATGTATGCTGTCATAATATTACGATTAGAAATAATTTAACAAACGGGAAGCCTTTTCAAGCCTCCCGCTTGTTTAGTGTTTATCAACCGGGGTTGTTACTCTTAGGAGCCACAGTAGCCAGCTGAACAGCTTCGTCACGAACGACGAGCAGGTCAAACCAAGCATTCAGAGTGATGGCGACCTGTGCGGTGCGGGCCATTTCTACAGATGTACCGTCAACGGTAATCTCAGTGCCGCCCCACTGACCGAAATAGAGATCGTCAAAATTAATCAGAGCGAACTCCTTGGCACCCATGTTCTGCGTGATGCTGTAAGGACGGCCGTCAATCTCGCTGCCTTCCATTACCATACGGCTATTTTTCCCTCCATATACGAAAGTTCCGCGAATGTTTGCCCAAGACTTGGGGTCCAGAACATACTCCATTTTGTCCAAATTATAGCAGTTCTCAACAGCCTCAGCCTCGAACTCACAGAGCTCAGCAAAGTTGGTAACGTTCTTTGCGGTCTTGCCGTTGAAGATACCGCCGGGCACCTTGCCGGAAGCAGCGTTCTTTGACAGATAGGTAGCCTCGAGCTTCTGCTCCAGAGCCTCAATCAGAAGATTGCGGATAGTCTGCTCAGAATTCAGGGAATCCTGCATTAAGAATTGTTTTGACAAATAGATAGTCGCAGAAATGCGGTGGGGGCTCATAGTATCGTGATCGAACGAAGTCGTAGTCTCCTGGTTCTTAGTAACTTCACCCTCCCAAGCGCAGTCGAGAGCCGAAATGCTGGGGATACGAACATCACCGCTCAAGCCTGAAAGTTTATGACACTTTCCAAGCACCTTGTTCTTGAACAGGGGAAGCAGCAAAGGCTCCCAAGTTTCCTTCACGACCTCATCGTGCTCATCTGTAATAGTAACGGTGCGGGTCTCGTTAGGCAGAGTGATGGCACCCTTGCCGACCTTAATACCTGCAGAGCGGAAGTCCTTGATACCTTCCTCAAGTACGGCAGAAGTAAGAGCGTCCTGCTCTTCGCCGAAAGCGGCTGCACGAACAGCCTTCAAAAGTGAAAAATTGTTTGTCATACTAATATTAGCTGATTTCTTTTCTTTTTCTTTTTTATCATCATCAGAAGGCTCATCCTCTTCAGGCTTCTGCTCTTCTTCTGGTTTTTCATCATCATTATTTATTTCCGGAGTAACTTCCTGTTTTTCATCTTCATTGTCAGATTTTTTCTCAGGGTCGTCTTCGGGGTCGGTCTGCTCTTCGGAAGGCTCCTCAGCGGGCTTCTCTTCCTCGGCAGGTGGCTCGTTTGCGGGAGCCTCTTCGGGTGCCGGGGCATCTTCCGCTGGAGCATCTTCAGCCGGTGCTTCCGGCTTTTCATCGGGCTTCTCTTCAGCCTTCTCTTCAATATCGGGAAGTTCGTTCTCGATTTCCTCGAGTTTATCGTCAGTGGCTTTGATTTTTTCCGACAAAGCAAGAAGTTCATTCTTCTGCTCGTCAAAAAGCTTCTGCTCTTCTTCGTTAAACTCGCGGCACTCTTTGCGAGCGTCCTGAATCATATCCAGGAGAAAGCGTTTAATGCCGATTGCTTTTGTACGAATATCAGACATATATGTTATTTATTTCTTTTTCATAAACGGCCAATTTGCTCATGGCGTCCAGCACTTGCTTGGAGCGAACATCAGCAGTCGTGGCATCATAGGCAGGGTCATAAACGATTGATACGTCCCACAGGCGGTCAAATGCGCTTATTTCGCGGCACAACTGCCCCTCTGCATTGTGATACCAACGCTCTGCACCCTCCTTCGGCAGAGTAAAACAGAATGAGCACTGCGAGTAGTCGCCGCGCTTCAGAAGTTCCACAGTATCGCGCCCTACGGTGGTATTAGGAGCCTCCGTCTCAAACTCGAGTCCTCTTGAAGTAACAGACAGCCGGAGCGAGCCTTTGCCGAACCTTGAGCGAGCCATCACTTTGGACGGGTCGTGGTCGAGGCAGAGCATTACATCGCTTCGCTGGATGAGGTCGTCTGTGACTGCTTCCGGCAAAATGAGTTCACGGAAGCCTCCGAGATCCTTGCTCCAACTTCCGACAACCACTGCCAGCCCTCTGATAACTCGCCCATCACTTTCGATTTTCTCGACATTTCTGTATATTTTGTTCATTTTTATTCATTAGGTATATTTTCATCTTCGCTTCCAATCTTGGCCTTCGATGCATCACTGAATGCAATATGGAGTTCGTCTCCTGACTCTACCTCGCTGAGACCCAGTTCCTTACGTGCTTCGTTGACAGTCATGATACCTCCGCCAACGAGTGTTGACAGGTAAGAAGCGGTAGAAGCCTTATCAGTTCGGAGAAGGAACTCATCCTCATCCATATCTACAATGAGCTCGTCATCGTCGTAAAAAAGTTTCCTGGTAAACTCGCTTTCGATTACACGGATATAAGGCATCAAAGTATGCTGGAAAAACAGAAGGTTCAGCTGCTCAAGGTTGTTATACGTTAACTTCTCGCCGCTCTGAATTAACTGGACGGGAACGCCGAAGAAGCGTGCCACCTCCTGCGTATTATATGTACGGCTTTCCAACATCTGGCTGGATTTTGCATCAACACCCACTTGCTGGTAATCGACTCCGAGCGGCAGGAAGCGAAGTTTATCGCTCTTTGCCGATGCACGCCACTTGGCAGTTATTTCGTCCATTGCCTTCTGATTCAGGTTAACCTTGGCGGAAAGAACACCGTTAACGTTCATGCCGCTGTTGAAGAAGTCCTGTGCTGCCTTTTCCGTGGTTTTTGTCAAATCAAAAACATCTTTAGCAAAGTAACCAATAGGAACACCCACAACTCCATTCAATGAGTTCTTAGTTAAATGGATTATTTCTTCGGGTTTCACTTTTTTTGACAAACTGTCCAGGGTGATGATGTAGTATAAAGTATCGCGGTTATCATCATACTGCACTGATACTGCACTCGCCTTTACCCATCGGAGACTTGTGATGAGTCCACTCTCGCCGCGTTTTATCTGGATATACCCGTTACCGTGGACGAGCATATCTGTTACA